CAGTTCATTTTCATTTGCGAGCTCGACAAGGACGATGACATCTGGGATGAAGCGAACTGGCCGAAGGCGAATCCACTGTGGACAGAGGAAACGCTGAACAGCCTGCGAGCTGATGCGATTAAGGCGAAGGCGATGCAGGGCGAAGAATTACGGAACTTCCTGACGAAAAGCCTTAACCAATGGGTGCAGTTCTCAGACGACCAGTACATGAATATGGAGCACTGGAAGAAGTGCGCCAGCGACACTTCGCTCGAAGACATGCGGGGGCGCGAATGTTTCCTCGGACTGGACTTATCTCAGGGCGGTGACCTTACGAGCGGATTCCTAGAATTTCCGCTTTTGATCGACGGGACAGCGAAATATTTCGTCGAATCTCACAGTTTTATCCCGGCTAAACGCGTTGCCGAGCACATCAAAACGGATCATGCGCCTTATGACATGTGGATTCGGGATGGACTGCTAACACCTACGCACACGCTCGGCGGGGTGAAGACAGATTATAAATACATCATTGCTTATTACCGCGACTTGATCGCAAAATATGAGCTCAAACTCCGAGGCATCGCGTATGACCCTCATAACGCGGATGCCTTTTTGTCTGACCTCGAAGAGTTCGGTGTCGATTGCGTTGAGATCGTCCAGAGTGCGAAAAGCCTGAACGATGCGACGGTCGACTTCCGGCTCGAGGTTGAAGCCGGTAACGTTATCTATGACCGGCGCCAAAAACTGCTAACTTGGGCGATGCGCAATGCGAAAACAACGAGCAACAGCTTTGGCGAGATCAAGATCGACAAGGAGAAGCAAACAAAGCGGATAGACCCGGTATCTGCCGGTATCTGCGCACACAAGCTCGTTATGGCTGCCGGGAAGCCGAAGGAATCTGTATATGAGCGCCGCGGCCTGCGGCAGCTATAAAGGAGGTGGTTGGGTGAAACTTGCCACAAGGCTGAAAAATGCTTATAAAGCCCTTGCGGGGGAGTACAGCATGGATGACTTTGATAAAGAGGTTCGCAGTCGATACCGCGGCGGTGCATCTCATGCCGGGGTTGATGTGAATGAGTCGACAGCGATGCGGTTTATCACCGTGTACAGCTGTGTGCGCGTGATTGCGGAGACGATTGCGTCTCTTCCAATCGAAGTGCGTCGGGAACGCCGCGGCGGTGGGTCTGATAAAGTGAGGGACCACCCGCTTTTCGACTTGCTCTATACCGCCCCTAACTCCGACATGACGACAGTGAGTTGGAGGGAGCAGCAGATCGCAAGCCAGGCTCTCTCCGGTAACTGCTACTCGGTGATCACTCGTAACAATCGCGGCGAGGTCATCGACCTATATCCGATTCCGTGGACGGATTGCCAGCCGTATCGTGACATCTCGGACAGTCGGATCTATTACAACATCAATGATCGCGGGAAGTCGGAGCGGCTGCCGGCTGACCAGGTATTCCACGTTCCTGGAATGGGTTTTGATGGTGTTGTAGGATACAGCCCGGTTCGAATGGCAGCTGAAGCGATAGGTATCGGGCTCGCTGCGGAACAGTTCTCGGCTCGGTTTTTTGGCCAGGGAATGAACGTCGGTAGCGTATTACAGACGGATGAAGCGCTCTCTGACAAAGCGTTTGAGCGTTTACGAGAGGACTTCGAGGCTAGGGGTAGCGGGCTCGCGAACAGCTGGCGCCCGTTAATCCTGGAGGAAGGACTCAAATTCAACCGAATCCCGATGCCGCTCAAAGACGCTCAGTTTATCGAGGGTCGCAAGTTCACGAAGGACGACATTTGCGGTCTGTTTCGTGTGCCTCCGCACATGATCGCCAACCTGGAACGCGCAACATTTTCCAATATTGAGCACATGAGCATTGAATTCGTGACGTACACGCTTTTGCCATATCTTGTTGCGTGGGAGAAAGCGATCGCCTGGCGGCTGCTGACAAGGCAGGAGAGACAGCAGGGGTTTTTCGTCAAGTTGAATGTCGAGGGGCTGCTGCGCGGTGATTATAAGTCGCGTCAGGAAGGCCTAGCGGTGCAACGCCAAAACGGCATTATCAATGCAGATGAATGGCGCGAGATTGAGGATTACAACCCAATCGGTAGTGTCGTTGGTCAAACGTATTTGGTCAACGGCAATATGATTTCGGTCGAAGCTGCAGCGCAAGCTAAACCAAACGGAGGAGGTGGTACGGGTGCCGAAAATTGACATCAAGGGCGTCATTGTATCGAATGATGACGCATGGATTTACGACTGGCTGGAAATGGATTATACCAGCCCGCAGAGCGTGACGGAGGCAATCGCAGAGGCCAACGGAGAACCGCTTGACGTAACCATTAATTCGCCAGGAGGAGACGTTTACGCCGGTTCCGAGATTTACACTGCGCTCAAAGATTACGAGGGCGACGTGACGGTGAAGATTGTCGGTGTGGCTGCGAGCGCTGCGTCCGTTGCGGCAATGGCCGGAAAACGGGTAATGATTTCGCCTACGGCTCAAATCATGATTCATAACGTCAGTTCCTGGACGGGAGGTGATTACCGTGACCATGCACATGAATCTGACGTATTGAAGGGATGGAATCGGTCGATCGCCAACGCTTATGCGTTGAAAAGCGGTCTGCCGGAATCCGATATCCTGTCGATGATGAACAAGGAAACATGGCTTACCGCGCAAGAGGCGAAGAAAAAGGGATTCGTCGACGAGATTATGTTCGACGAAGGACGAAGACTCGCTGCTTCTGCAAGTGGACTCCTTCCTCCTGAGGTCATTTCTAAGCTGAGAAATGAACTTCTGAAAAACAAAACGGCATCACAAGAACAGACTGCCAAGCGGTCTGTTTCTTTTTATGCAAAAAAATTAGCGCTTAAGAAGGAGATGGTCTGAGTGAATCTGCAAGAACTTTTGCAAGCACGTGCGGCAAAGCACGAAGAAATGAAGGCGCTGCTGAACAAGGCCGAAACCGAGAATCGCGAGCTGACGGCTGAGGAAGAGGCGAAATTCCAGGCGCTCGATGCGGAGTATGAAAATCTGACCGCACAGATCAAAGAGAAGCAAGAGGCTGAGGCTCGCAAGGCGAAAGTCGCGGCTCGCGATGATGATCTGGGCAAGCCGGCAACGCCTCTGTATCGCCCCTCCGCGTCCGCACTCGGCGGAATGCCGGTTCAGCCGAAAAAATTGGATGACGGTGGTTTCGCAAATCTCGGCGAGTTCGTCAACGCCGTTCGGTTCGGCGATCCGCGCGGACGGCTGGCAGAATTGCCGGTCAACCAAGGCCAGGGCGGGGGATACAAGGTGCCGGATGCGTTCGTCGCTTCCATGCGGCCGCAGTTCCGGAACGAGTGGCAGATGGGCGTTGGTGCTGACGGCGGTTTCGCCGTTCCGGAGCAACACGATACGAGCCGCATTCTTCAGCTGTCTTATGCGAACAACATCGTTCGCCCGCGCGCGCAAGTGCTGCCGGCAGGCGACCCTCCCGACGCCGCGATCACGATTCCGGCGTTCAATCAAGGCGCGAACGGTCCGCTCGGCGGCATCGACGTCCAATGGATCGCGGAGGGCGCAGACAAGCCGGAAACGGACGCAAAGCTGTACGAAGTCACGCTGACTCCGCAAGAAGTCGCGGCGACAACGGTCGCAACGGACAAGCTGCTCCGCAACTGGTCGGCAGGCTCGACGTTTATCACGAGTCTGCTCCGTCAAGCGATGATGGTCGCGGAGGAGATTGCATTTCTGACGGGCAATGGAACCGGCAAACCGTCCGGGGTTCTTGCTGCGGGCAACACGGGCGCAATCGCAATCAATAGGACGACGGCGAACGACATTACGTATGACGACGTCCTTGCAATGCTGGCACGTTTGCATATGGCCGCCGGCTCGTCCCCGGTGTTCGTCGCTCACCAATATCTGTTGCCGAAGATCGCAGCGATGCAAGCAGCCAACGGCGCTTACATCTACGGTGCCGGCGACATCAGCCGCGGCATCCCGGCAACGCTGCTCGGCTACCCGATCCTGTTCACGGACAAGGTGCCGGCCGTCGGCACGAAAGGCGATCTCTCTCTGATCGACTTCAACCAGTACCTGATCAAAGACGGTTCCGGCCCGTTCGTCGCCGCGTCCGAACATGTCCTGTTCCGGTCGAACAAGACCGTGATCAAATGCTTCTGGAACGTCGACGGCAAGCCGTGGGTTACGGCGCCGCTCACGCTCGAGAACGGCGTCGTCGTGTCGCCGTATGTCATTCTGGACGTTCCGGCGTCTCCGTAATGAATGGGGCGGCTTAGGCCGTCCTTCTTGCTTAGAAAGGCGGTGATGGCGTGAAATTCATCACGACGAATACGTTTTACGACATGGACAAGAACCTCGTCGAAGTCGGAACGGAAATCGAAGCAGATGGAGCATACGCCGAATGGCTGATCCGTGCAAACGTCGCCCGGAAAGTGGGTGATGATGGTGAAGCTTCGACTCAAGACACCACCGGCCGCGGAGGCCGTCGATCTGGCGGACGTAAAAGCGCAACTGCGGATTGACGATGACGACACGTCTTATGACGCGCAGCTGAACATCCTTCTGCCGGCTGCCCGGCAATGGTGCGAGAACTATCAGAATCGCGCCTACATTACGCAGACTTGGGAACTTGCACTGGATGAGTGGCCGTGCGAGAGGTATATCAGATTGCCGAGGCCGCCGCTCATCGAGGTTGTGTCCGTGACCGTGACGGATAATGAAGAGAACGAGTCGCCCTTTGCGGATTATACGCTGGACACCTACTCCGAACCGGCGCGAATCGTCGGAGAGTGGCCGAAGGGAAAGCTTGCGAAAGCAAACGGGGTCGTGATCGAATACAAGGCCGGATATGGCGCTACGCATGAAGACGTCCCCGAACTGATCCGCCAAGCGATCATCTTGCTCACCGTCCATTGGTTTGAGAAC